GCATTTATCGGCAAATTGTAAAGTTTCTTCACGTTCTTTTCCAGTATTCATAAAAACAAAAATGCAGTTTTTATAATGCGGATGTTCTTTCATATACTTTGCTAAAAATGCAGAAGTACGACCACCTGAAAACAAAACCACGTACAAAAACGAGGCATAACACGTGCTATAAGAAATAGCGGGTTCGGTGCTTTCTGAAAGTTCAGGTGTATTTTTAAAATCAGTCATAAATTAAAAGTTTAGTTTTTATTAATCCGCTACTTCTCATAGCACCATACGTTATAACTTATTTTAATAATTCGTCTTTAACTTCTTTAGTCATTTTATATTTAGCTTCTATTGCAGAAACAGAACCACCACCTTTAACGTATTCGATTGCTTTATTAAATTCAGGTGTATTCTTATTTAACCATTTTAATTCTTCTTTAGATGTATTCTTTTCGTGCTTATTTGTTGCATCAGCATCTTGTGAATCATCAATTAGTAATAAATTACCTAACGCGTACTTCTTAGCGTAACTTGAAGCAGAACCAAATTTTTGTGGCATTTGCATTCCTTTCTGTTCTAAGTCTACACCAACTATTGCGGTTGCGTATAATTCATTAATTCCATTATTATCGTAAATTGTAGCTTTACTTTCTATAATTGGAAAGTCAAAATTTTTAATAATTGTTTCTTCTATAATAAAAGATACACCATATTTTTCATTGTAAGGTTTTAATGCTTCTAATATATCTTCAGCACTTCTAAAGTTATATTTACCGAATGAATTGAATTTTGATTTGTTTGCTTTAAATTCTTTTTGAATTAAAGATAATTTTTGATTTAATGTTAGTTCCATTTTATTTAATATTTAAGTTATACAATTCTTGTTTAATTACTTGTTTATATTCTCTTGGACATTTGTCATCTGCTAATTCAAAGCAGTAAGTTTCTAAAGTATTTAATGTACTTTTTAATTCGCAAATTTCTTTTTGCATTGCTTCAATTCTAAATCTGTTGTAATCTAATAAATCTTCCATTGTTTAATTTGTTAATGTTAATACTATTGTTAAAAATGTAATCCATAAAATAAATGCTAATCCGATGTCTGTTAAATTGTTTTTCATTTTAAATTTGTTTATAAAGTTTGTTTTTAATTTTAATTATTTTTACTGATTTGTTAAAGTCTTTTAATACTTTTTTTAGTTTGTTTTGATTTGAATTACTTAAATTATAAAAATCAAAATTATTCATAAATTCAGTATATTTTTTATTCAATGCTATTTCTTCTTTAATTTTATAAACTTCTTGTAATTGATTTATTTCAATTTTTTCATTATAAAAATTATAGTAGTGCTTTTCGCAAAGTAATTCATTGTTGAAAATAGTAACAGAATTATTTAAACAATATTCGCATTTCATAATATTTGTTTTTATTGTTAATGCAGTTTATAGTATGCTGCTCCACTTTGTTTTTATTTTGTTTCTCTATCCCAAATTTTATATTCTCCATTTTTTATTTTTGCTAAACATTCCATTGAAAATTTTGGTGTATTGTTTGCAGAATAAACTGTTTCAATTTGATTTCCTTCTTGGTCTAAAACGTAGTGTAAATATCTCATAATTTCTATTTGTTTGTTTGTTGAGTACAAATATATAACTGTTTTTAAGATAAAAAACTATAAATATAAATTTTAACAAAACTTTAACATATTACAAAAAAAATGGATACTAATTAAAGTACCCATTTAAACAAACAATCAAACAACAATTATAAAGAATCCAACAAAGAAGTATATTTATTAATCATATCAATCAAATCTACATCAGCAAATTTAACTATTTGTTTTGATTTAATTAAAAGTTCATCAGGTAAGTTATTATCAATCTTTGTTAAATACTTTGAAAAAGCATATTGCATTCCTTGATTAGTTATGTTACAACCATAACATTGTACACCAACATTATTTTCTTCCCATCGTGTTGAATAATGTCTACGTGACATAAAATGACCGCATTGCAATTTTTTATAATGGTCTTTTTTACCACAAGTTACACAAGTAGCTATTTCATTAACAGCATCTTTTCGTCTAATGTATTGTGAGAATACAGTATCTAATTTAGTTACTAATGATTTACGTGTTGGCTTTTTCATTTGTCAAATATATATTTACTTTATTAACATTACTATACAATAAATAAATTTAAAATATTGCAATTTTGTCAAAAAAAAACCGTAAATTTGTAATGTTTTAAAAACTAAAATAAATATAAAAAAATAAATTAAAATAAATATTTAAAAAAAATAAATAAAAAACAAAAATTTTAGAAAAAGTTATGTTTAATTATTAAATAAACAAACTTGATTTTAATCTTTTAAATAAATATAAAATAACTGGTATTAATAAAAGCCATAAATAAATAAAATAATTAGCTTTTTTATCTATTTCTTTTTTCTTTTCTTTTTTTATTGTTGAAACACTATTATTTTGATGTTTAGATTGATTGTAATGAATAGTTTTTTTATTTGAGTATAAACTATTGTCTTTTGTTTTTTTATAGCTTAAAACAACGTTTTTGTATTTTATACCATTAACTACAATTTCCTTTGTACTATCTAAAGGAACTATTTTAAATTCATCTATTATTATATTATTTTCAACTTTAGTTCCATCAATTTCTTTTATAGATATATTAGTTGATTCTTGTGTTATACTATCTGTTTTAATATAACTTTTATCAACTACAACTTTTCTTGAAACACAAGATAAAAATAAAAACGATATTATTATAATTATATATTTCATTTTGTAAAGTATAAAGCAGATTCTTTAATTCTTCTATTAGTTAAACCTTTTGAAGGTATTCTATTAATTTTATTCCATTTTAAAAATTCTTTAGCAATATTACCATCATTTGGATTTATATTAACTAATCTTAAAAGTGTACTGTTTTTAAAACCAACTTGTCCAATATTATAACATAAACAAAATAATGCATTAAATTGATTTTGATTAATTTCAATTTTTAAATTATCATTAATTGTTTTTTCAAATTTAGTTGCAATCATATAAAATAAATGATATGCTTCGTCTTTTGTTATTTTATCTCCTTCTTTTACTTTAGTTCCATTTTCATAAAAAGTATTTCCTAATCCAATAGTCCAAACATTAGCAGAACATTTATAAGCATTAAGTTTTAATCCTTCTAATTCTACAAGTAAATTTATTCCGTTTATATCTAATTTCATTATGTAAAAATTAATTTTATAATTACACCTACAAAGCCAACAAAAACTGCAGCAAAACCATATTTTAACTGCTCGAAAACAACATCTTTTTTTCCGTTTTCTAATTTTATTAATTCTATTTCTGCTTTGATTAATTTGACTTCTGCTTCTATTTTATTTACATCAGAAATTAAACCTTTTTTACCATTTGCATTAGTACCAACTAAAGCAGTTAATACATCATTAACATCTGACTTCATTAATTTTAAATGTTGGTCTACTCTATCAAATCTTTCTTGTTCGTATTTTGTCATTTCGGGGTATTCAATTAGTGTTTATTTTTTTAATCTTTCTACAATGTTTGTAACTCCTTCTATTCCTATGTATGCAGTTGCAATAATAACCCAATCAGATGAAGTTAATGTGCCAAAAAATAAACCACTACAAGCCACAATAAATACCAGTAATTTACGTGATATCCATTTATTTAATATTAAATCAAATTGTTCTTTACTCATTTTAAAAAATGTAAAATTATTGAAGGAATCATTGTTGCAATTAAATCCTTATAATCAAAACCTTTGTACACTATTTGGTCCCTTATTTCTTTACCTAAAGCGATTAAAAATACTATTCCAATAGAATATAAGTCATTTAGAAAATAGTTGCTTAAAACGAATATAAAGAACCCGTAAATGAAATGATTTGCTTTATCTTGTTCTATCAATATCATATTCAATTTCTTTTATAGGTTCATATCCAGCAAATGAATGTTTAGGATTGTTTACTTGTATTGCATTTTCTGCAAAGTCTATTTCTTGTTCAGCCATAATATCATAATGATATCCTTCAGCATAAACAGGTGCAGTTAATTCTTTAAAATCTTTATCGTATGTTCCATTTGTTGAAACAATTTTACCAATTTCAACAATAGCGTGTATTCCTTTACCGTATGACAATATAATTTCTTTGTCAAGGTTTTCTACTTCAATATAAACTTTTTTGTTTAAAAGGTCTTTTAAAGCAGTTTCTTTGTCTGTGTAATTTAATTTGTATATGTTCATTTTATAGTGTTGTTAAATTAATACATTCTTGGTCTGTTAAAGCTGTTTTGTATACTTGAACTGACTTAATATATGTTTTAAATATAAACCCTTCCAATCCCCATAATGAATTTATAGATAATGAATTAAAAGTTTGTCCACTATAAGTATTTGAATTTGTTCCAATTAAAGTTCCATTTATAAATAATTTAAACGAACCACTTTTATAAATATATGCTATTTTTACTATTCCGCTTGTGTATGATGAACTACTTATTGCTCCAATATAATTTGAACCATCGTAAAAAGTACCTTCAATAATATTAGTAGCTCTATTTAATCTTATTTGAATACTTGTAGAAAATATAGTATCTAAAGAACATACAATAAGGTCAGAGCCAAAAGATTTATTTAAGTCAATTTCTGAAAACAAAGTTCCTTCTGTTTGTCCTATTAAACTACTTATTCCTGTTTTAGAAATTATATCAGCGTTACGTGTTACTGTAGAAGCAACTGTTGGAATGTATGAGGTTGGGTAAGAGCCTAATTCTAATTGAGCACCGTAAACATATACAAATTGACCTCCACTTAATGTTGTAGATATATCTCCGTCTGAAGGTACTAATGCTATATCACAAGATACAGCTGAATCTGTTTGAGTAAATGTTAAAGTTACTTTTACCCACCCATTATTTAATATAGTTCTATTAAAAGTACAAGTTACACCTTGTTTATTTAATGTATCTGTATCAAAATCGTATGTTGGGTATCTTAATACATTTACTGAATTTCCTACTCTAAAACCTACATATCTATAATTTCCTTTTTTAACAAAAAAAGAAATGGTATGTGTTTCACCTATAGAAAAAATATTTGTTTGTCTTAATATACTACCAAATTGTAAATTAGAAGCCGTAAAATAATAACTACCATTACCTTCAGGATTTAAAATAGCTGAATCAAAAGTAATTGTAGATGAAAATAATTTTTGCCAAACAAAATTACTAAAATCATTACTGTAAGTCAATAAATTTGTTCTTTGTGGCTCTACTAATAAACTCGGACAACTACCATTTGAGTAATCAATACGTGGAATGTTATTTCCTACACTTTCAATTAACCCTAATGAATTAACTCTTGTTGCTGTTGTATCACGAACTACATCCATATCACCTGTTCCAGTACTTGGCACTACAGAATATAATTTACTTGTTTTATATGCATTTGGAGTTACAATTAAACTCGCTTTATCTAATAAACTCATTATATATTATTTAAATTTGTTAATGTAGTATTTAAACAAGATTCTGATTCAAATAAACCTAAATCAGTTAATACTCTTGATTTAAAATTAATTATTAAACTTGGAACAGGCGAACCTATTATATCTGTTTCTCCAGAATAACTGTTAAAATAAACTGAACCCCAGCCAATAAGATTGTTAATTGCACCTTGACCCCAACCAATAGCATTATTTACAGCACCTTGTCCCCAACCTATATTATTTGCCATATTAATAAACTTTAGTTAATGTAAAATTTTGTGAGCGTATAGTATTTGCTACGTTTGATGTTACCCATTCAGCAGTAATATTTAAAGTATTAGATACAGTTGTATTAAATAATGTACTATCAATTAATCCAAAATTAACACCTTCAATAGCATTAGAAGCATTTTTATTATATGTAAAAACTCCATTTGCAAACAATTCAGCAACTCCAGCAGCACCTATTTTAGTTATTGTAAAATCTAATATCAAATCAAAAAACTTACTTGTTGTAGTTGATAATGTATGCTGTAAAGCATCTATTATAATAACACCATTTGAACGTACTCTAATATGTAGTATTTGATTATTACCACAAGATAATTGTCCACACATTTTAGCAGTAAATGAATCACCAATTTTAAAAGCATTTGCTGGTACAATTAAAGAACCAACTCCAGTTCCTATTAAAGAAGCTTCACCACTTGATGAAGTTATATTATTACCTAATGCAGTTTGTGCATATAAACCTTTTGAAACTTCTATAAAATTATCATTTACTTTGTCAAAAGCATTTCTAATAGTATCTCCAGTTCCATCATTTGCAGTTGTACCTATATTAATTGTTTGTATCATTATTTTTATTTATTTTATTTAAAAAAACTTGTAATTTTTTTATATTAGATTCCTTCGGTTTATATGTTTCTTTTATAGTACCCATCCTGAAAAGTTTGCGTCTTTATCTGGATACATATCAGCATTAGAATTACTGTTATATTCAGGAAAAGAAACTTGATTAAAACACATATAATCTATAAATCTGTTTGTATAACTTTGTGCAACTTGTCTTTCTTTTTCAATTAAAAAATCTATTTCATTTTTATCAACTGTAGAACTGTTTTCAGAATTATGTTTAAATACCCCTTTATTTGATACTTTATAAGCTGCGTAAGGTAAAAATTCTACCATTGCCCAATGTATTACCATAGGCTTAATATAAGTGCTTAAAAGCGTTGTATATGGACTTGCTAAATTACCAGCTACAATTCCATCGTTAATTTTATTATATAGTTTAGTTCCTAAATAATTTTGAATGTGTAATTGTTGTGCTTGATAGATATATTGTGTATATATATCAGGGTCTAAATTACCATTTAAATTAGTAAATTTAACTATGTCATTTGTTGTTATGAATAATGCTGTAGCCATACTATACGTCTTTAGGTAAATTTTTATTGTTTGGGTGAAATCCTTTCAAAGGCATATCGTTTGGCATCATTGCAACTTCTTTTTCATTTCTAATTCTATAACCATATTTTTCTGCTTTTGCTACTGATATTGTTTTTGCATTTGGATTATTTACATCAATTTTAACTCCTTCCATATTTACAAAAGTCTTTCTTAAAAACTTGTGGTGGCATCTTGGCCCTCCTTTATATAGGAAGATATTATATGATTGATTATTGTGTCCAAATCCATCATTTACTAATTTAGAATTTACATTTTTTAAATCTTCTTTTCTATAAACCCTTCCGTTATTAGAAGCAGTCATCATTTTTTGACAAAATTCTCTTTCTGGACTTTGATTTCCTGTATAAGAATATCTTGTAATAAATTTAAAACCATCTATTTCTTTATCTTGTTCAGACTTTGCATTTGGTCTTGAATTAACACTTGTTGCAAATTTTACAAGTTTTGATAATATACTTTTTTTATTTAGATTATTAATTTCTAAATCTAATTCTTCTTCTGTATCATAATCAACTTCTGTTTCATCTACACATACCCAATTTTCTGATAATATTTCACCTTTAGATGCTAAAAAATCATCTAATTCAATATTATTTTCAGCAGACATTTTAACACCAGTTTCTTCTTCTTTTGTTTGTGTATTCATTCCTTCAGTATCTACAAATTCTAAAGGCTGTATTGTTTTAAAGTATAATTTTAATGATATATTATTAATAGCTAATATTTCATCTAATGCTTCAATTATTTCTAATTGGTATGGTTTTATAACTATATTGTCAAATAATAGCGTAGCAGTCTTTATTTCGTCTGCATTGTTACCTAAACCACCATCACCAGTTCTAATTCCTAAAAGCATTGGACTTGTAACTCTATGTCCTACTATTAATTTGTCAAAACATTCTTTACTTAAATATTCATAATGTGCTGGTGCATCATTTAAAGGTAAATCTTCTACAGTTGTTTTGCTTTCTGCATTGTCATTAAAAGCAATAATTACTTTTTCGCCTTTTGCTCCTGTTAATTTATTTAAAACATCACGTTTAGTTTTTTCTCTTTGCTCTTCATCAGGTACACCATTATTAAAGTTAATAATTTTAGTTCCACTAAATCCGTTTTGACAATCATTAATTTGATAATCTGCAATGTTTTCTTCTAATAAAGCGTAAGGCAAAGCACCGCTATAATCAATAGGACTATAATAATCAAATCCACTTACATAGGGTTTTAAAATATATACTTCAACCTCGTTTCCATTTCCAAATCCAAAAGCAGGAATTGATTTTAATTCTTCGCTTGGTTTTTTATTTTTCCAATCTGAATGATAAAACCAGTTTTCTATTTGTCCTTTATCGTTGCACTTTCCTGCTCTTAAAGTATGCATTGGAAAATGTAAAATTTGTTTTACTTTCTTTTTTTCCATTACAACTTGCATACAAGCCATTCCAAGCAATTTTCTTTCTAATGCTATTTTCTTTAAATCAGAATCTTTAACAATAGACTTCATTTGTGCATATTCATTTGGCTTTTTATTAGAATCTAAAGCATCTAAACCTTTACCATAAATCATATTAGCAACACCTGTTATAATTGCACCATTTGTTGCACTATACAAATATCTATCTATTAAATATTGGAAATAATTGTTATCAATTCCATATTCAATAAAATCATTTTTTTTATTTTCTTGTATTACAGGACTTGTATAAGCACTTAAATTTATTATTGATATATTATTCATATATTTTAAATTCGTTTATTGTAACGTTTGCTACATATTGATTTTGATTAACAGTATAATCATCTTTGTTTTGATTTGTACAAAATATTTTATCTCTATAAATTAAAGAATTTTCATCGCTAAATGTTGTCATATCAGCAGTCAAAATATCGCTATCAACTTTAATGATATTATTATCAGTAGTAAATGGTAAAGCACTATTTAAAACCGTTAAATTATAAAAAGTATTTTCTTTTAAATCTAAAACTAAATTACATTTTAAATAATAACCATCAGTTGTAAATGTAGGATTATATGTTGTTGAAACATTTGTAGTTTCATTTCTTAAAATAAGAATATCAGCCGAGTAAAATCTCGGTATAAATTTTATTGTTTGCGCTTGTATTTGCTCTTTTAAAATTATCATATTCTATTTTTATTAATAATAATTTAATTATAAAATTGTTTTAAAAAAAAAGGTACACTAATTAAAGCATACCCTTTTAAAAAAAACAAATAATAATTTATCCAGTAATAATGTCTAATATTTCATTTATGGCATCATCTAAAAAATTTGCTGGTTTTAATTCCATTCCTTGAAATTCTAATGAATATCCTGATAAATCTCCCATTGCAGCACCAGTTGAAATTGTAGACGAAATTAAATCCATTCCTTTAGTCAATCCAGCTATAAAATAATTCCCATTTCTATCTTGAACCGCTATTACTGGTCTTCCGTAAGCTAATAATTTTAATTGTTTATGGTCAGCAATAGTTAGTTTTTTTAGATTTAAAGTCAGTTTTTGGTCTACAAATGTGCTCCCGTTTTCACGTGATGAAGTTACCGTCTGCTCAAATGTAGATATTCCTTTTAATTCGTATTTATAAGCATCTACAGGGTCTCCACCAGCTAAACTTGTTATTACATCTGAACCAGCTTCAACATATGAAATTGTTCCTACATCCTGATAATTTATAAAATACACAGCAGATAAACCGCCAATGCTATCTTTACATTGTTCACTTCTTCCTAATGATATATCACAAGCCATAATTTTATTTTTTTAATTAAGAACCAAAAACGATAGAAGCTAAAACTGCTGAAACTAATGTACCCGCTACAGGAACAATAAAATTAGCTGGTTTAGGTTCCATACCTTGAAATTCCAAGTTATAAGCCGAAGCATCTCCCATTGCAGCACCAGTAGTGATAGCAGCGGTTGTTAAATCCATTCCTAAAGTTAAACCTGACATAAAGAAGTTACCGTTGTTGTCCTCTATAATGATTTGAGGTCTACCATATGCCAAAAGTTTAATTTGTTTGTGGTCAGCAACAGATAATTTTTTTAAATTCAATGTTAATTTCTGGTCTACAAATGTAGTTCCATTATCTCTTGAACTTGTAACAGTTTGTTCAAACGTAGAAGTTCCTTTTAATTCATATTTATAACCAACAGGCGTTCCACCTAATGCAGTTATAACATCTTCTTGTCCAGCAGTTGCTGAATATGTAACCGTTGTGGCATCACCCCAATTAATGAAGTACACCGCTTTTAATCCTCCTACTGAATCTTTACATTGTTCAGCACGTCCTAATGATATATCGCAAGGCATAGTTTTATGTTTTTAAAGTTAATAAAAAAGGGTAGGCACTTTTACCTACCCTTTGTTTAATATTCAATTTAAATTATGCAGCAGGAGTGTAAAGTACAATTTCAGAACCAACACCATATTGAACTGCAGCTGTAAATCTCATTACAACTCTTACATTTTCTGAACCATCAATGTCAGCCATATCAATTACTTTTACTTCGTTTTGGTCTGAAAGTAAACCAGTTCCAAAATACAAGTTAGATTTTTGAGCAGCCATTATGTAATCATTAGCCATTCCATTTGCAACAAAGATTTTAACACCATCAAAAGATAAACTTCCATTGTTAAACCATTGTGTTCCCATTGCATTAGTACCATTAGAACCTAAACCTGATGCTCCAAATCCACCTAAAGCACGTACATAATCACGAGCTACTGATTGTGAAACATAAAGATACAAATCTTCTTTTCCGTATAATGAAGCAGGAATCAAATCAACAACTTTTCCAAGTTCAGTAATTACGTTTGCAGCAGTTATACCACCTGAAATAGGAGAAGCTACATCAAGAACAGTAGCATCAGCAGTTGCAAGTGTTACCAATCCGTCAAACTCACCAGCAGTAGCAGTAGCACCTTTCCAAATGTTTTGTTCTGTTTTTTCAGCAACTTTAGAAACAACGTGTGCTAAAAGGAAATCAGCAAAAGCAGGAGGTAAATTATCAAATGAAGAATATCCCATTTGAACTGCTTCCCAATCAGATTTGAAGTCTTTTTTACAAAGTTGTAAATTTACTTGAAATTCTTCAGGTGTAATAATTCTTTCTGTAAGTGTTACAGTAGAAGTAGCATCAAAATCACAAGTTGCATTTTTAACAATAGCATCTGTAGCAATTCTTTTAATTACTTCTTTAAATTTAATGTTTGGTTTTACTTCAATACCGCCATTAGCGATTGTAGAACCTGAAAGCAATGCTGCAGAAATATATTTTCCAGCAAATTCACCTGCATAGGTGGTAGTAATTGATGTTACAGTAGCCATAATTTATTAATTAAAAAGTTTAGCCATTACGATATCTTTGGTCGTTAATTGGCGATTAGGTGAAAATTTATTTAGTTTTACTTGTGTTTTAACTTCAGGAGAATGTGTTAATGGTTCAACAACAACTTCTGAACTTAATTCTTGTTTTACTGATTTTAATTCAGCAATTTCAGTTCTTAATTTTTCAATTTCTGCAAAGAACATTTCTTTTGAAACTGATTCAACAATTCTTTTAGGTGTAGCAACTGTTTCAGCTTGTGCTTCAACTTCTACTTCAACTTCTGCTTCAGGTGCTTCTTCTTCTACAACTGCAGCTTCTTTAATTTCAGCTATAACACCTTCAACTGCTACAATTAGAATCATTCCGTCTTCTAATTCGTATTCTCCAACTGGTACAGGAATTTTTTCCTCACCATTAACTATAAAAACATTGTTATCCATTTCAAAAGCATCTGCTTCTATAATAGTAACTCCATCTTTAAGTTTCATTTGGGCAAGTTTTACTTCCATACCCAAAAGAGTTTTAATTTCATTAATTACATTCATATTTACTTATTTAAGATATTCTGATTTTGTGTTTTGAACTTCAATAACTAATTTTTTATAAGAAGGAACTGAATCGGCACTTATACCTAAATCATTAGCTTGTTTTAAAAAATCATTTAATAAATTTTCACTTGTATTAACTTGACTTTGAAGATTAAATTTTGAATTTTGTAAATCTTTTATAGATTTTTCATAAATATCTTTAATTTTATCCGTTTTAGCTTGTTCAGCATAAATTTTAGTTAAAATATTTTCTAAATCTTTGGCACTTGCTAATTCTAATTTTACACTTGCTAATTCTGTTTTTCTAAACAATGCTTTGTTTACTAATTTTTCAGTTGTCATACTATTTTTTTTATATTAATTAAAGTTATTTAGTTTTGTTATAAATTAACCGTTAGAACGAACCAAAACACGTTCTTCGATTGTGTTTGTAACATTACTAATTCCTTGCGATAAAGTACTTCCAATACCTTGTTGGATTAATTCTTCTTGACAACAATCAACACTATAAGTTGAATCTTCGCATAAACACCCTCTTTTACCACCTTTTGGTGAACTTGTTTTATTTCCCATTTTTATTTATTATTGATTTAATTTTTTCTAATAATTCTAATTCTTTTTCAACTTGTAAACTCATTTCTAATTTATCAGCAAAATATCCTTCTATTGAAAATCCTTTAACTTTACCAGTTTTTACAAAGTCATTCCAAATAGCATCATTATTAACTTTCATTGATACAACCCAAGTTCCTACAGGAGCATTTAAACCATACTTTTTAGATTTATCCATTTCAGTATCTTCTACAATCCAAGATTCTACTATACTTAAATCTTTTAGTTTTTTATCGTGTTCTAATGTTGCATTGTTTTGATTGCTATTCATTAAAAATAATTCACTTGCTTTTCTAACTGTATCATCTGAAAAGAAAATATAATATTCATCGTTTCCATTTCTACGATAAATATTTTTATTAGGTATTAATGCAGCACCCATTAAAATACGTTTTTCTTCATCTACTTTTGCAAGTTCTAAATGTTCGCTTAATGCGATAAAGTTAGATTCTATTGCTGGAAATTCAACTATTGAAACTGCTTCAATTCCATTTAAATCTTCTTTTTCGTCAATTATTAGTTCTACTATTCGCATTTTATATTTTTTTATTATAATTAATTAAACTTTATTTTGTTATAATTATCCTATTGTAGCAGATTTAACTATATTTCTATCTAAACCTTGTTGGGTTGTAACATCATTTGCTACTACATAAGCCTTAATTGGTTGATTTTGTTGGTTACCTATTGTTTGCGCTAATTGATTTGTTGAACTTGCACCTACAACGTTAAATGCTGGTGGTGTCATACTTGTATTTGAACTACCACCTCTTCCACCAACACTTGGAGCGGAACCAGCACTACCACCACCTACTGCAGACAATGCTTTAGCAGTTGAAGCTATTGTAGTTGCTACACCTAATGCGGTTGTTATATTATTCATTGCTATTACTGGAATTGCACTTGCTCCTGATGTTAATATAGCTTGTGGAGTTGCTAATGCACCAATATTAGCAGCATTATTTGCAATAATCATTTTACCAATACCTATTGCATTTTCAGCTATTATAGCTGCTTTTTGTATTGCCTTATTTTTACCTGCTATTTGTTTTAAAAAATTAACTGCTCCATCAGCTAATGCAAAACCAGCATTTTGAATATCTTTCTTTTGTTGTGCTTCAGCTTCTGCTATTCTTATCCTTATTTCTGATTGTTCTTTTTCATTAGCTGTATTTTGTGCTTGTATTTCAACTTTTTTAGATAAGTCATTTTGCATTGCTAAAATATTAGCATCTTTTCTTTGTTGTTCTGTACCTACAGCATTTAAATTAAATTCTTCTTCAACTAAATTAGCTTTTTCTAAATATGCTTTTCTATCTGAAATTGCTTTTTCTTCATTTTTTATTCTATCAGCATCTATTTTTTCTTGTCTTGCTTTAGCTGCTGCCGCTTGACTTTCTCTTTTGGCTTGTTGTGCATCAAAAAGTGCATCTTGCTTATTCTGATTTTTTTCTAAATTTGCAGTTGATTCATCTTCTAATCCAATTCTATTTTTTTGAGCATTTGCTAATATTTTAAATTCTTCATCAAAATTACCCCCTTTGCTTTCTGCTAATTCTTTTGCTGCTAACCCTTGTTCTTTTAATTGTTTTATTTCAGCTTTACTAAACCCAGCTTTTATTGCGATTGCTTCACGTGCTTGTCTAACTTGTTCATCTGCATTTTTACGTCTTTGTAAAAAATCTTGGTTTTCTAATGCACTTGCTCTTTGCAATAATTTTAAACGTTCTTCTTCTGATAATGCTCTATTTTTTGCTTGTACATTTAATTTATTTATTTCTGCTCTTGTTCTTGAAGTTTGGACTTCTTGTTGTGCTAAAACATCTTCTAAATCTTGTTGTGCTTTTACAAGTTCCATTGTTCGCTTTGCTGCAGAACTCATATCACTACCTAAACCGCTAAATGCTTGTCCTAAACTTTTAGTTCCAGTAAAAACTGCTATAAAAGTATTTTTAATTACATTTAAAACAGCACCAAGCGCAGCAACAGATTGTTCTACTTTATCTACTACAGGTTGAAATGTTTTAAATATAGCAACTAAACCTACTACTGCTAAAACAACTGCTGCAACTACAGCACCAATAGGGTTAGCGACTAATAATAAAAGCTGTTTATTAAATGAATTAGCACCTGTACTTGCTTTATCAAATCCAGGAACTAAACCACCAATGCTATCTTTTAATTCTGTAAAACTTGCTCCCTTTTTACTTCCAATAGCTTTGTCAAAGTCTTTAGCTTCATTAGTGGCGGTTTTAAGATTAGTTTTTAATTTAGAAACATCATTATTAGTTTCATCTAAATTTGATTTTATTTGTACTTCTATAACTTTTACTTCAGCCATTTTAATTGTCTTTTTAATTGTTTAAATCCTTCTTTAAAAGTTGTTATTCTTTTATGTTTTCCTTTTGCTATTTCAATCAATTCACTTTGTCCGTAGAATTCATCTAATGCTAATAAATCTAAAATGTGTTTTATCATAATTCTCTAAAATCAGTTAGTAATTCAAACTCTACTTCGCCAGTTGTCAAATCTGTAACAAGGTTGTTTATTAAGTATCTTTTATCTCTTATTATAGGTCTATCGTTTAGCTTTAAAGACGTTAATAATGATACTGGTAGTATACCACTAAATTTAATTAATCGTGCTTTAAAATTAAATATATTAATTAAATAATTTTGATAGTATTTTTGATATAAACTATTTGCAATTAATTCATTTGTTAATGTGCTTTGTTGTTCGTTAAAATTCAAACCAAAAGTTTCTGTACCATTATAATATTCTTGTCCGAATGCTTTATAAGTTGTATACGCTGTTCCTGTTCCACTTAAAGCAGTTGAAAAATAAAATGTAGGAGCGGTAGTTAATGCACTTGGATTGTAATCATATAAAATTATAGGCTTTGTAATGTATTTTTGTAAGTCAGTTTTTAAACAATAACCAACTTGTAAAAGTCCTGATAAATTACTAAAGTTTAAATTTTCAAAAGGTAATTTTATATTGTATTCTTCGCCATCGTTTCCTGTATCATATAACAAAGAACCATACTCAACACCATTAGCACTTTTAAAACCTACATTAACTAAAGATTCGCTTTTTTCATATTCAAAGTTTATTTTTTTATATGATTTAACCCTATTTAAATTTATGTTATCAGATTTAATATATTTTGTAATGTCAATTTTATTTCCAGTATTATAATAATCTTCTAATTGTTCTATTGTATAATTTATTCCATCTGCAGAATAACAAGTTAAATTAAACATTTTTAAAATACCACTAAAGAAATCTTCTATTTTTATTTCAGGAAAATATTTATTAACTGATAATAAAGCAGATGTAGTTATAGATGAAATAGTTTGTATTAATGTAGAAGATTCAGTTGTATATCCTAATGAATCTTCGTATTCTAAACCTAAAGTTGCTACACCTGTAAACGTTAATGGTATATCAGAACTAATATAAAAATCATATAAATCATTTTCATCAGCAAAATTTTCATTTGTTCCAAATACGCTATTAATTTGCGTTCCTATTATACTTACATTTGAAACTGTATTAAATAATATTCCGTTTTTATAACAATAGCAATAATATTGAACACCAGCAACTGAAAAAGTTAAATCTAATGTAACACTTCTTGATGAAAAGAAAATCCCAGTTACAGCAGGAATAGGAAATAACTTTAATTTGTTATTTGTAAAATCATATTCCATATATGATGTAGTTCCTGATTGACTTGCATAATTTATTTTCTGTATCTGCCCTTGTGTTTTAAACAAATCAGCATTTTTTAAATATAAATACGCACTTGTAAATTTAGGGTCTGATAAAAATGAACCATTAAAATTTATATTCCATTTGCTATCTCGGTCAATCATATCAAATACTGCTGATAATTTTATAGCAGGAAACAATTCATTGTATCTTATTGGATTAGAATTTACAGTAATATCATCATCACCACCTTTATTATAATTCCAATATCTATTAGAACTAATTAAAGGAAACATAATATCAGAACTTGCTGCTGTTGTAGTTACTTTATCTTTAACAATAACTGTACTATAATTAAAATCATAAAAAGTAGTGTTTAAATCTTTTAAAAATAAACCAGCAAATTTATCTTTTAAACTACCTAATGCCCCAATAAATGTAATGCTATAATTTTCAGGCTGTCCGTTTACTATATTACAACTTTCTAATTGTATTTTACCACTTCTAAATGGTATAGTATCCAATTCAATATATGCATTAGACTTAATTAACGTGCTAAATGAATTATTTAAACTGTTTTCATACCAATGTTTAAATATTTTATTATTTTGCTTTGATGCTGGAATAGTAAATGTTTGACTATAATCTGTAAAAGTTTTAGATATATCATTAATATTTTGAATTGAACTATTTATAGATATTTTTTCGTCGTTAAATAATTCTATTCTTTGTGCTGATAACCTTGTGTCAAACGAACCTCCTAATGATTCAAATAATGTTTTAATACAAGTACCACCTTCAAAAGTTGCTCCATCACTTTCAATTCTTGTTCTAAAATTACCAATTAATTCATCAGATATATCTAACAAACTATCTACATAAATATATAAACCAACTGTAATCATATAACGTTATTTATAAGGTTGTAAGCGTATTCAAAATCTAATTCATAGTTTATCATTCTGTCTTTTAAAACAGTCTTTAAATCACTTGATTGCGTCTTTACAGTTGCTGGTTTATTATCTAATAATACTGTTTCTGATAACAATAAATCTGTAATTAATTCTGAATAGTTTTCATTAACAAATCCAGTATTTAATTTAACAATTTGTGTTCCGTTAATATTAAATGTTTTTGATTGCCCAATAGAAACATTATAATTAACAGATGAAGGCATTAATTTAAATTCTGTTCCTTTTACATTAATAGAATTAGTTTGTTGTTTAAAAAAGGTTAAAAATTCCCAGCCACCATATCTATTTATAAAAGTACAAGTTACAGGTGTATATTTACATTCCTCTGTTTTTAAAGTTGCTTTTTCAAAAACATTTGTATTGTATTTTAAAATTAAATTTTGATAATCATCAGTTGATAATGTAGAACGAACTGGAACTTTAAATAAAAATGATTCACTACCAGCTCCATTTGAAATTAATGTTCTTTGTTCAATTAATACATTTGCTTTTGTATAATAATTAGCAGTAAAATCATACGTTGCTATTTGTTGTGCTAATACATTTATATATGGAATACCTGTATATGTAGAAATTATATTTGCATTGCTTAAAGCTAAAGCATTTGTATTTATAGCTGATTGTTTTCCATCATTATAAAGTGTAAATCCATCAACACATACATATTCTATTGTATCTAATAAAGTATAAGTTACACCAACTAATTTATATCTTTTCACTTTACAATATACCCAATTAGTGTTATCTTCAACTGCGTGAACTGAAACTGTAATTGGTTTTATATTTGATATATATTCTTTAATATAATTAGATATATTATAAACATTATCTATTTGCGCTACACTTGGAATAGCTTTAGATAAAATATAAGTTGCAGTTGCTGGTTCGGTTGTTCCTTTATTCCAAATAAACAATTCAACTTTGCTGCCTATTTGTGCTGCTTCATTAACAGTTACAAAGAACGGACTTCGTACTTTTATTATATTCATTTTATACTTTTTAAATTATAGTCTATTATTGTTTCAATATCTTCTCCAAATGCTTTCATTAAATCTACATCAATGTATTTCTTATATCCTGCTTCAAATGGTTTTGTAAAAAACATACTTGGTTTAATTCCTCTTGCCCATATATTTTTAGCTAAAATAATTCCTATTGTTTTATAATTACCTTGTGTAAACTTTCCTTTTTCATCTCGCAATCTAAAGTTCTTTTGCTTTGCCCATTGTTCTAAATATTTACTCGGAGGTCTTTTTGTTTTAAAACTATATGGACTATTTGGTGCTTGTTGCCCTGTTATTTTTGCGTTTTTAGAAACTTTAGACGGGTCAGCACCTTTAACACCTTTATCAATAAACTGTCCGTAGTTATCCATTGAAAAACCAACAATAGAATATCCTTTTTCAGAAACAACTTCACCTTTAATACTATTATATAATGCTTTAGTATTATTTTTTTTGTCTTTTGATAAATTACTTCTTGATTGTTGAATTACATAATCTTTAAACCTTTTTAATACCTTTTCTACTTCTAACATTTCGTCATTTCATTTTGTATAACAATATCAAAAGTTAAAGTTATACCAGCTAATTTGTTTTCAAATCTTTCTACAAAAAATTCAACTGTTGGTGTTCCTGATAATTCATAATCTTCAGACATATTTCCACGTCTTAATACTTCTAAAAATCTATTTGCAACCATTAGTTGAGTGTTTAACACATCTTGTTCGTTATCGTTTCCTAAAAATATATCTGTAGTTAGTTCTTTACTTTCATCTACTACGTCCATACATAAAATAGAAACATTATAAATCCAAGTTGGACCTTGATACGTTGCTGAATTTATCATAATATGTGACAAAGGAAAGATTGTAAGCTTGTTTAAATCAACTTTAAATATATCTCCAATAGTAACTGTATTTACAAATAAATCTTCCTTTAATTGGTCTTTAATTGCTTGTGTTATTTCGTAATAATGTGATGTCATTTATTTTGTCTTTTAATTAAATCTGATTCTATTTTATTTTTTTCTTTTTCAAATGTCAAATATGTTAGGCATTGATGAATCTGTAATCTTGTAACTGCGTCAAATCTGTTAAGGTCTCCTTGAGCAATAGCATAGATTGAACTATACCAACCCCATTTAATTCCAAAGTTTGATGTTGCAGAATATCCTGAATCTCCTTGTTGTTCTCCAAATAGTGAATCGTAGCTTTCAATAATTCGTTGCCTAAACTGTAAAAAAAAACCGTTGCACCTAAACAAACATCTAATGGAATATGTTTCATTACATCTGAATAAGTTGCACTACCTTTGTACTCTTCAATTTCATATGTATTGTTTAAACCTTTTTTTGTAATAGGTCTATATAAAACAGCCATTGCTTTATGCATATTATCCCAATCAGTTATGTATGTATCCAAATCTGTATATTCTCCAAATGTCATTTCATCTAAATTAGGAATAAATCCAAATTCAACTCCACCCATTTTAAACGTTGGTATATGTTTATGATTAACATTAAACATAGTACTAATAGTAGTTGTTATTTCAGCTACATCTTTATATTTAATTTGTGCTACTTCTTTTAAATCTATTCCACAAAATATCTGAACCATCTTTTGATGTAAAAATTCTGAATCTTCATTGTCTTTAGCAATAGATAAAAACTTTTGATACTGTAATAAATTTATTTCAGATAATTTATTTGGTACTGTTATTTTTAATTTCATATTTATTTTTTTATAATAATAAAATAAAGTTATAATTGTATTAAACAAAAAAAGACAACCATTTCTGATTGTCCTTTTAAGGGTTAGCACCTCCTTTTAGATTTTACATAAAGTAAAATAAGTATTTTTACATTTTCATTGGAATAGCAATAGGTAATGTTCCACTATTTAAAACAACACCACAACCAATAGCACTCTTTTTAAAATTCTTACCGTATGCCATTGCATATGATTTAATATCTACACCACAACCTACTTGCATTCCATAAACAATAAAATTAGCACCTACTAAATATTTAACATATAATTCTGTATGCAAATGTCCTTGAACTTGTGATTGTAATTCTGTTTTTATTCTATTCATTGCAGTACCACCTTCTCCGTGATTGAAATTAACACTAAACAGTTCTATGTTTTCTACAAAGTTCCAATCAGCTGTATTTAAAACATCTTTATATTCTCGTATCCATCGTTTACTAACTCCTGAACTATATGCTTTTCTATAAACTAATCTATCGTGGTTTCCTATTATAACTGTAGCTTTAGGAAATGTATAATACCAATCTGAAATCATATCTATTGCCCTATCTAATTCTTCTCCTGCACTATATCCATCAGGGTCTGATTCGTGATATGAACTATAATGATTATCAATAATATCACCAATAAATATTACAGTACCACAATTATATAGTTCTTGTTGTTGTCTACAAAACTTTAAATATTTTGGTAAAGTAAATGGAGCGTGTAAATCACCTATAATTAAAATGTTATTTAAATCACCTTTAAAAGGTTCTATTTTTGTTTTGTATGTGTTTATATTACTTTTAGTTTTTAATGGTTTAAAATCGTTGTATTTGCGTTTACGTGATATGTATTTGCGTAAATTTTCAATGTCTTTAAAACTTCCATTTGGAAATAATTCTTTAGCTAATTCTGTATTGTTAAAATGTTTGTTTTTTAAATCTAAAATATATGCATCAAATTCTTTCCAATTATTCATATTTGTTTTTTTAGTTAGTAATATATTCAACAGCTAATAAAGCTAATTCTTCCCAAGCATCTAATCTGTTTATTAATTCTTCTGCATCTATTCCGCATAAACTTACATCTGTTATTTCAAATTCTGCACTACTTCCTGGATATCCACTTCCATCTTTGTAATACATAACCATAGGTTCTTCACTTGTATAATTACCTGTTAAATCAAAATTAAATCCTAAATAGTTTACTGTTACTGTTTCTTTAGTTGTTTTCATAATTGTTAATGTTCGTTATTTTGTACAAATATATACTTTTTGTTTATAATACAATACATTTAACAAAAATTTAACTATTCAAATAAGCAGAAGCAATCATATACATTTGATTCATCTTTTTAATTTCACCTATATTACGTGGTAAATTAATAACTACCTCTACATCTTTTTTGTGGTGTATGTAGCATTGTATTGTGGAAATCATTTGTCCGTATGTCATAATTAATATATAAAGTAATTTCCTTTGTTTGGTTTTTCTAATTGACTCATTATAGCATACCGCATTGCATCTATTGCGTGATTGTAAGAATCAATAGGCTTATTCATCTTTACACCTGTTTTATCTGTAAGCCAAATGTAGTTTCTTAATTCGTTTATTAAGTTCTTACTTCTTGATGTAATATATACTTTGTTTTGATTTATTAAATTCAAGCCATATAAGATTGAATCTTTTCCTTTTGATACTGGTAATACATTATGTCCATATTGATTTAATTCAGCTATTGATTTTGGTTCAGCACTATCTGCATAAACAATATCTTTAACTTCATTTGCTTTTAATAGATTTGATATTTCACTATTTAACAATCCTTTCTTATAAATTACTTCATCAAATATGTAAGCATCATTATATTTATACATTGCTACTAAACTTGTAGGGTCATTACTGTATCCAAAATCCATTCCATAACATAATATTCTTGCTTCTTGTGGTAAATCTATTTCATTCCAATCTGTAATACATACACCTTCTAAACTTCCTGTTTGTCCAAGTCCATATACTTGCCACCAGTTTGCCCAATATGTAGATGTTAATGCTTTTACTTTTGCTGATTCTATTTCTTTTATAATAGTATCTGATAATGCTTCATTATCTAAATAAGTTAATGTTATAAAATCAACGTTTGATTGTGTTAATATTTCTTTATCAACCCAAAAAGTTGAAGCAGGATTATAATCTAACCATATATCACCAGATGTTCTAATAGCCATTTGATAATAAGAATCAAAATCTATATTATTACACTCATTAACGTAAAGAATGTTACGCCTTGCACCTCTTAATTTGTCTGGCTGGTCTACAGAAAAGAACTCAATATAACTTCCGTTTGCAAATGTATATTTTAAAGTAGATTTGTTAAACTGTTCATCTTTATATCTACCAAGTGTCATTATAATTTTTAAAAAGTCTTTTAATGCTCCTCTACGTAAATGTGGAATAGATTCAGATACAACACTTATTTCAAGCATTGGTTCTTTTATTGCTTTATCAATTAACAAAGGTAGAATACCAAATGTTTTACCAGCTGATGTTCCACCTCTAATAACTTTAATACGTTGTTTTAAACGCAATAACTTTTTAATTGCAGTAGTAACTATAAACTCCATATAATAATCGTTTAAATCTCGTCTAAATCAATATTAAAGATAGGTTGTTCATTCGTAACTGTAATGTCTTTTGTTTCTCTTGGTTTACCAGCATAGTAATTATAGAATAATTGTGTAAATTTAAAGTCGCCATTTTCTAATCCTTTTTCTAATGCCATAAATGCTAAAGGTTCTAATGCAGATAACTTTTCTATTAATTTAACTTCTTCTGATTTTGATTTACGTCCAGCATTTTCTCTTTTGCCTCCATAATTTTTACTATTTTCCATCTTGAAATAATTTGATTATTCAATTTAAAAATAAACAAAATAGTTTATTGTTTTAATCGCATTGTAATTTCTGCTCTATGTTTTGCTTCACATTGTTTGCTACAGTATAAATCATTAGTAAATCCTACAGTTATAATCTTACTACATTTATGACATAGTGTTGCACCATTTCCATTATTAAATTTATGTATTGGTTTCATAATAATTTGTCCAAAATTGTTTTAAACTTTCAGGTATTGTTTGCCAGTTGTATAAAGCTACATCTGATTCTTTGCCTTCATTCATTTTATTTATTATTTTATCTTTCATATTTATTCTTTTATTTCCCAAAAGTATTCACATTCTAAATCATTATTTGGTGGTTTACAAAAGTACGATTGTCTTTGACTTGGTTCTGCTTTATATCTATAACATAAAGTTGATAGTTCGCAGTTGTTTCCTGAACACATTGTTATATCTGGCATATTATTTCTTTTTAAATTGTTCAAACCATTTTTTCTTTGCTTTAGGAAAAGGTAAATCTCCATTTCTTAATTGCCAGCCATCAAGGAAAGCGGTTTTTAAATCTTCCTCATTTCTTTTTTGTTGCCATTTAGCACCCTGTTTAAAAGCATCAATTGGTACATCTTGTGTAAGTGGCTCTCCTTCATATAATTTTTTGTAATTTATTACAGCAGCATCTTGAAGTGTTTCTTGTTTCATAATGATTTTTTTAGTTTAATAAAGTCTTTGTTTGCTTCCCACCATTTCTTATTAATAGCTTTAATTTTATCTTTATTGTTTAGTCTATATTCTCGCATATAAGCAGCGTGTTCTTCTTTTGTTTTACTTATTATGTATATTCCCATTATTTTTGTTTCATTACTTTTATATTCATATCATACATAGCTTTTAATCTTATTTTTATAAGGTCGTGTAATTCTGTTTCTTTTGTATTGTTTAATAGTTCTTTTAGTTTATTTATTATATCGTATTCAGACTTTTCAAATGTAGTTAATTTTTGTTTTATTTCTTCTAATTGTAATTCTAATTCTGATATTTTTATATTCTTTTGTTTTATTGCTAACTTTAATGTATTGTTATCTTTTGTTTGTAATATGTTTTCTAATTCTATTTGTGTTATAATTAAATTTCTTAATTGTTTTAATTCATCATTATACATTTCATACATTTTATAATTATTTAAAGAATGAATTACAGTAGCGTGATTCTTATTTACTGATTCAGCTATATCCATTAAAGTTAATTTAGGTTTAAAATGTTTAATTAAATGATAATATAAAGAACGCAATTCGATTATATTTCTATTTCTTGATACTTCTTTTATATCTACATTAGTTTCTGATAATATTATGTCTTTTAATCTTTCTGTTATTTCCATCTTATTTATTTATTTAAAATTCAAATCTTAATCGTTCTTTTACTGCTTCGTGTGTTTCTTGTTGAAAGAATAGTTTTAAATCATTATCATTAGTTGTTTTAAATATTCCTTTTATAAAGTCTGTTTTATTCTTTTTATCTTTTACATCATTTATGTTTTTAATTTCATAAATCATTGTTGTTCCATTTACTGTTTCACATACTTCTGTATTTACATTTGAACGTATTATAAAAGATTGTATTTTAGATTTATTATTTAAAGATACTCCTGAATAATTTGATAGTTGTAATAATGTATTTAATGATGTTGTATCTTCATTCTTCTTATGGTCTACCATAAATGTATTAAAATTAAATTTACTTAATACACAATCAATATCCATTATTGAACGGCTTGTATCTGTTAATTCACTAATAAGATAATTGAATTCATTGTTGTGATAACTTGGATTAAATTTTTTTCTTGTTTGCATTTTTATTTATTTTAAAACATTGATATTTGATTTTGTGCAACATCTCTATAAACTTCTGTTTTGAATTTTATTATTGATAAATTATCTTTTGAAAGTTCTCCAATGTATTTATAAGATTTTGTTATGCTTTCTTTTAATAACTTCATTCCATTATCTTTTCCATCATCAATAAGTTTTTTATTAGTCTTTTTTATTTGCTGAATATTATTTTCTTCTCTTGATAATTTCCAATATTTTTTATTATATTCCATTCCTTTAAATAAAGATGGATTGGAAGTTTTAATATATAAAGTTTTGTTGTCAGTTAAATATAAAGAACCAAAATAATTTAATAATTTAATTCCAATACTTAACCCTTGAAAATCAGGTAATACAACCAATCTTGAAATTCTATAAGCATTTTGAACTGTTCCACTTGGCATTGGTAATATTGCTATAAATGCACAAGGTTTATCATTAAAAGTAATTACATAACATTTAGCAGCTAAATTAAGTTCTTCACTTAAATAGTGATGTTGTTTGAATAATTTCCAAGTTTCATATCTACATCGAAATATCTGAAGTTCAATTCTTGGTTGCCGAAGTTGTGACGCTATTTCAAGACGCCCTTTAGATGGTGAATAAATCCAATCAGGTTGTAACCATTCCATTATATCAAAATGACAAGATGCAAGTACAATTTTTTTGTTTGTTCTTCTAATATATTTTTGTAATGCATTACTCATTGCTTTTGCAACATCTCTATCCACTACTGAAGTATATTCATCAATTAAAATTACTTCGTTTTCTGACGCACTTCCTACGATATAAGCAAGGTTTGCTCTGTATTGTTCACCATTCGATAAAGTATTAAATGGTCTCAACCAAGTTGGAACAGAACTTAAACCCATAGCAGATAATAAAAATGTAGCATCTTTAGGTTCTAACCAATCAAAGTTACTTATTAAAGATTTTGAATTATCAAAATATGATTTGTCCATTTCTTTTTTGAAATAGTTTTTTAATATAGTTGTTTTACCTGTTCCAGAACCACCATAAACAACACCAATATTCCATTCTTTTGGTAAATGTTCTAAATTAGCTTCTACTATTACATTTGATTGTTCTTTATTTTGTATATCAAATGCTTCATAAATATATTCTGTATATTTATCGTTGTTTATTTTATGTGTTAAATTTATTTTCATTAGTTTGTTTTTAGTGTTAATAAGTTCCAGCACTCAATATAGCGTTGTTTTGCTTTTCCTTTGTGTATTGTTTTAAATAATTCGTAAACCTTTTTTGTATATTGGTATTGTGTTTTACAATCTTTTAAATACTTTTCTGCATACTTTTTACCATAACCTTTGCAATAGTTTACATTATCTGCACCATCACCAATAATCATTTGTTCATAAAAATTATATATAGCTTCTTTTTCGCTTATATCGTAAATGCATTTATGTTTATAATGGTAATTATAAATCAATGCTGGAAACTGTTTGTAATCTTTATCTATTGATACTATTATAACATTGTTTCTACCTATTGTATTAGATAACTCATACCAGTATTTCGCAACTACATCATCTGTTTCTACACCATAACCTGAAATAGAATTATATTGTTCTTTAACGTATGTATGCATTTCATTTAACAAAGGAGGTAAATCATTATAGTTTCTGTTTGCTTTATAAGTTGGTGTTATAAACTTTCTAAAGTTACCACGTGAACCTGAAAATACTTTTACTTCGTTAATTTCGTAAATGTCCTCTAAATAATTTACAATAGACATAAACACTTCGTCAAATTTAGCAGTTGCATCATCTATATTAGTATAGAATTGTTCGTCTGTTTCATTTTCTTTTTTTCTGTAGCAGCTGGAATAAACCAAGCTATCTGCATCGAATAATATTACCATTAGTTTACTTGTTGATTATTGATTAATAAATTTAAAATATGATTGTAAATAGCTAATTCACGTTCAGCACTATTTATCATTATAGTTAAATGTTCATCACTTGTTATACCATCATTGCTTATTAGTTCTTTAACTAATGTATGTAAATGTCTATCCAATCCTATTATTTTTGATTGTATTTTTATTAATGCTGCTTCGTTCATTATCTTATTTTTATATTGTTTAAATTTTCCATTGTTTCATCGTAATTAAGAACGTTTTTAATTTCTTGCATATAAATATCATCTTTATCCCATTGTTCTTTTAATTCGTCTGCAATAGCTTCTAATTGCTTTCTAACATATACATTGTCTGTATTACTAATTAATGAAATGCAATTTTCTAATTTGAATAAAATTTGTAGTTTGTCCATTTTGTTTGTTTTAAGTTGTTATTATTATTTTGTAAATATAAACATATATTGTTTATAAAATACATTTTAACAAAAAATTAACATAAAAAAAAAGCTATCGTTTAGATAGCCTTTCATTTATTATTTTTCTGTACACTTCATTTACTGATTCTTTATTGTTTCCACGTTTCCATAAAAAATCCATTATTCTATTTATTCGCTGTAGTGCTGATTGTTTGCTTTTCATATTGCTTTAATTTTTCTAAATATAATATCATATCCATTGCTTCTTCTTGTGCGTGTTGTAGCCATTCTAAACGTGTTAAATCTGTTCTATCAAGTGTTACACCATATTTATTTATTCCTACTTCAGAACGTTGTTTAAATTGTTCTATTACTGATTCTACTATTGTATCTTTCATTTAAATCTTTTAGAATGTTGTGTGTATAACTGCATAACTTTTTTTCCTGCATCGTAATCTGTAAATTCTACATCAATATTATTTTCTTTCAATGTATGAACTTCTAAATGATTTGATAACTGAAATTTAACTATATTATATTTAACTGAACCTTTTACTGGTTGTACTACATAGGCTAAATCATTTTTCCAACACAAACGCATTGCTTCTATTTCATATTCTTTTGGAGAATATTGTTCAGATTGTTTTTTAGACATTAGTAATTTCCTTTTTAAATATAAGTTTTAATACTTCTGGAGTCCAAGTTTGTGTTAAACATAAATTATAAAGCATTTGCCCTAATTCATTAATATTAATATCATCGTGTTCTGTTTCTATTGTAGATGTCAATCCATCTGTAGTATATGTTATTTTCATTTGTCTAATTTTAAAAATTCAGTTTCACCATATTCTTTAAACCATTCTTTGTTCTCTTTGTATTTATCAATTACTGCATTTATAAACACTAATTCATCTAAAGAACTTGTTTGTAGTTTAGCAACTATTTCTTCAATGCTTCTTAAAATGTTAGTAGTTGTTTCTGCATCTGTATTATAAATTATTTTAAATTCATTTTCTACTACAGTTTCCAAGTCTTTATTTAAACTATTGATTTTGTTTTTAATATTTTGTTTGTACTGTTTTGTAAAGAATAAACTTTCATTTGCTTCCAATAATAATTGACTTAACAATACACTTTTTAAGTATTCTTGTTGTATTATATTATTTTCCATATTCGTTGTATACTTTTCTTAATTCATCAAGTTTACCTTTCCAACAACTTGCACAAGAACTTATTTGCAAACGATAATTAAATACATTATAATATATATTACTTATTTCTTGTTGTTCTATTGCATTTAACGTTGTTTGATTTGCATCTAAATACTTAGTTAATGAATTATAATCAGTTTCATTTAAACAATTAATATCTCTGTTGTATGGAAATAATTTGTTTAACGTTTCTTTTCTTTTATCACAACCGCAATCTATTCCAGTTGCTTCGCTAAAAATTTCAACTGCTTTTTTAATTCCTGTTACTTCGGTTAGTTTTTCTATTGAATCTCCTAATCCTTTTGATTTTTGTTTTGCCATTTTAATTATTTTTAATTAGTAAATTTGATTGTAATCATTTTCAATATAATCAGTATATTGTTTCTGAAATTTTTTATTTAATATTTCTTTGTGATTTTTTAATGAATGAAATATTGATATTAAACTTATATTTGTTTCAGTTGCAATATCTCGCATAGACATATCTGTATCTCTATACAATTTAAATAGTTTTCTATCGTACCAATGCCAGTTTTCTAACTCATCATCTATTAACATACAAATATCATTATACGCTTTGTGTTCTTCTACGTTTGAATCGTCAAATAATTCCCAGCATCCATCAATTGGAACTTTAGTTATTTTCATTTTTTTATTGTAGAACTGAAAGAACAAAGATTTTAATGTAAAGAACATATAACCTTTTCTAACTTTTCCATTTGCATCTATTAATTTTGTAGCATCAGCATATTTAATTAAAGCTATGTAGGATTCTTGAACTATATCTTCAGCATAATCATACTCGCCAAATTTATTAATTATTTCAATCCATTCTTTATGATGTTGTGCTACCTTTTCAAGCCATTTAAAATCGCCCATATAATTAAAGATGTTAATATAAGTTCTAATACGGTTATCATATTAAAATAATTTTGCGTTTACTTTAGCTACTTTTTTTTCTCTTGCTACTTCTTTAATTTGTACTGAAATATCAATATGTGTTAATTCAGAATCAATTTTAGTTAGTTCTTCTATGTAATCAGAAATAGAAGTTAAATTATACTTTGCTTCCATATCTGTTAATTGTTGTAAATATATAATCTTTTCATTTAAATCTTTAAAATAACTTATTAACATTTTATTGTCTGAATGATACAGTAGCATTTTAGCTGCTGATAATTGTAATTCTTCTAAATGTGTTTTAATTGTTGTTTGCATTATTTCTCTAATTGTTTTACAAGTTTTTTTATTAATTTAAATTCACCATAACTTAATGAAATATTTCTATCAGTATAATTATAAGCATTTATATCTATTCCTTCACCATTTTTCCATTCAGTTATTTCAACATAACTATGTTCTTTTGATGCAAAATCATACTCTTTTAAAGAACAAAAAACCGCTTTTCTATTGTATTTTTCTAATTCTTTCATAATTAAAATATAAATTTAATTAATAAATACCAAAAACCTACACTTAAAATAAATGAAATTACTATTTCTAATCCTAATATAATACCGTCTTTATTTTTCATAATTAAAATATATCTTTTAATGGGTCATAAAATGCTCCTTCAACTTGTGGCAATCCAAAACTATTTACTTTAAAACTAAAGTTTTCAAATGGTGCGTTTCTTGAACGTTTACAACTTACTGTTACTAATTGTTTGTTTACTGTATTTAATTCTAATTGTATTTGCGTTTCTGTTTTCTTTTCTAAAAATGAACCTAAATGCCCTGTTGGTTTATCTGTTCCAAAGTTAGAATGTATAACAGTTATTATATGACAATTTAATTCTTTTGTCCATTTCATTAACTTCTGAACTACTGCATTACTTTCTTCTATGTTATTTACATCACTACATAAATCTGCAATTCCATCAATAATAACTAAACCAACATTTGTAGCTTCTAATTTATCATAAAGGTAATATTCTATAAATTCAATACGTTCTTTAAATGATAATTGTCTTAAAGCTAAAGTATGATATTTATCTGATTTTATACCAGTCATATCAATAGGTCTTTTAAATACATTTGCAGCGTGAAAATTGCCTTGTTCTGTATCAAAGTGTATTAAGTGCTTATTGTTTCTGTTTGCTTTTAAATCTCCTCCAAATGACTCTAATTCATCTGCTAAATATACTGCTGATAGTAATGATACAAAAAACGTTTTTTTACTTTTTGGTGGTGCTTGTACAAAACTAAAATTTCCGTATGTTCCTATTGGAGTTGGATATTCTATTTTACCATCTTTAGTTTCATAACTTTTAAATCCAAATGATATTGCTGGTTTTGGGTGTACTATTTTTTCTAAAGGATTTATAAAACATTCCTCTTCGTATAACTGCATTAATAACCTTTGTGCTTCTTTATCCATATTATTGTTTTCTTTGTTTAAAAAAAGGGGCTTTTACACCCCTATTAAATTTAGAACGGTAAATCCGATTCTACTTCTTTTGCAGTAACTTCTACTTTTTTATCAGCAAGTTTAATGTTACCATCAGTCCATACTACATTACCATTTCCTAAATAAGACTTTGGCTTTTTAGCTTCACGCTCTTCTTTTGTTTGTGAATCAGTAGCAGAAACATTTTGACCCCATTGATTTGAATCATCATTTACTCCAATTGTAAAATTGTAATAAACTGCCCCATCTTTACCTTGTACAAATTTCTCTTTTGGTAACTTGTCAACTCTTAAACTTAAATTAATTAATGCACTCATATTATTTGTTTTTTATTGCTTACCTTTTTTTACTGTTGTCAGCTATTCAGTTTTACAAATATAATAATTTTAACTTAGTATAAACGCAATAGATAATACTTATTTTGTTTTTTAAATCTACTTCGTCTATACGATAGTTAT